ATGAAGGCCAAAAGCTGAAGGTCAAAGAGCAAGATGCCTACGACGACTTCGCCGCATGGTACAGCGCGATGACCTCTGACTCCTCCAAGCCGCCGCCCCGCCCTTCGGAAGTCCAGGAGGAGGCCAAGCGCAGCGCATCGGTCACGAGCTTGTCAGCCGCATCGGCAGCGGCTTCGCGTTCCTTGGCAGCCTTCTTCTCCGCCGCTTCCTGTTCGGCCTCGAGCGCGCTCTGGTTCTGGCGCATGAGGTTGACTTCGTTGCGCAGCGAATTGCGCACGGAAGCCGTCTCGCCGGGCGGCAGGCCCATCGCCGCCACTTCGTCGTCGACGAACTGCAGCGCTGCGCCGTAGCCCTTATCGACGAACACGTCCTTGACGTCCGGGGTCAGCGCCGCCGAATTGAGCTTCACCTTGAAGGCCCGGAAGTCACGTTCGGCCGCAATGTCCGAATACTGGTAGAGCGGGTTCTGGGTCTTGATCGTAAGCAGCTGCTGGTACTCGACCAGTTTCTGCTTCACATCCTCCCGGCCAATCGCCTCATAGCCGCCGGCCAGAGCATCTGCGAGAATCGAATCCTCCGCCGCACCGATGTCGAGATCCATCGCATCGCGGGCTTCCTGAATGTCCGCTGACTGCTTCTGGTTCGCGATCTTCGACCTTGTGTCGATCTGGGTCTTCTGCGCCTGCAGGAAGAATTCGTTCGCAAACTCCGGGTCCAGTTCGGCGCCATAGCCTTCGATGAACTTGGTGAAGTCGGCATCGAACGCCGCGACATCGCCGAACGTCTCTGTCCGGTTGGCGAGGTTCATCGCCTCGGTCTCGATCGCCGACTTGGTTTTCTGGAGATACAGGGTCTCCATCATGTTGTTGTAGGCGACGTCGCCCGCCGTCTGCAGGCCGAGGAAGCCCGAACGTTCCGTCACCTTGCCGGGGCCGCGCCCCTCGTTCTGCTTCTCGAGGTCGACCCAATCCTTGATCGCGTCTTCTTCGCCGGCCTTCACCGCCAGCGGCTCGAGCGCCTTGCCGATCTGGGTGGCCGCCTGTGCAGCGCGATTGAACATCGACGCGGCCGCGCGATCCGCGAGTCCAGCGTCCTTGATCTGACCCGGCGCCGTAATGGCCCGGCCCTGAACTTCCGGCAGGCCACTTGCCATCCGAGCCTCCTACTTTCCGAGTGATGCGGCGCCGGCGAGCTGCGAGGTCGCCTGTGCAAATCCGCCGAGGATTGCGAACTTCTTGCCCTTGCGCAGCTGGCTCGCCGAATACTTCTCCGACACGACGCCTTGCGCGATCTCCAGCTGCTCGGCATTGCCGATCGTGTCGGAGCGCTTCTTCTGTGCCCGTTCGATCACCATCGCCGTCGGCGAGTCGAGCGAGACGCCCCGGCCGCTGCGGATCGCATCGATCGTGCCGAGGATCATATTGAGATCGCGTGCCCGTTCGGCGCCGACCTGCTTGCCCTGCAGCTTCAGGCCCTTGGCGCGGTATTCCGCCGCCTTCGCCTGGGCGTCCATCGAGCGTGCTTCACCGACACCGCCAAGCAGGGACATGCCGGCAGAGGCGACCATGAGGGGGGCAGCTGCAGCGGCCATCAGTACGCAATCTCCATCGTGAGGCTGCGCAGGAAGAACGGGGCACCTTCGCCTACTTCCTGCGAAATCTCGGGCATCGAATTCGGATCGTAGCCGAGGATGAAGAACGGCTCCGAAGCACCTGACCGCAGAGGCGGCGGCGCTTCGAGGTCGTCGTCCTCGTCGTGGGTGTTCACCAGTTCTCCGTCGACACGGTAGGGCCCGCTCTCCAGCATGTCCGTCCACAGACGGGAAATGCGGCGGCGCTCGTAGCCGAACTGCTTTGCGACCGGTGGGCTCGGAATGATGCTCGTCCGGAAATCCTTGCCGATGGTCTGGCCGGCCGCGACCGCCACAGTCGGGATCAGGCCCGAGCCGTTCACCGCGAGCGGACCCTGCCAGACGATACCGGAGCGGGCCACATAGACGCTCTCTCCGGCCAGCAGCGTTGCGGCCGCCGTGTACGGCAGTTCGAGGTCCATCGTCGCGTCCATGTCGAACTCGGCGAAGTAGTCGCCCTGAATGCAGAACATCCGGGTCTTCCACGCGGCGATAGACAGCCAGTCGAAGCCCTCTGCCGGCGTCCAGAGCGACACGCCCACCTGCTCCGCACCGCGACGGTAAGCGACGGCAACGGCGGTCGCATCCTCGTTCAGGACGATGACATAGCGTTCGGAACGGTTGCCGAGGCCGTCGACATAGGTCAGGGACTTCGGCCCGGTCAGCAGGTGGTTCGAGAACAGGGACAGTTCCTGCACCGCCCACGAAGCCCGCACGCTGCCCGTCGCGCCGATCACCAGCAGGCGGCCGGCATTATCCACGAACACGACGCCTTCCGGTGTCAGCAGCGGACGGACGGTCGAGGCGCCATCCGGGCCGATCCGGTTGAAGCTGACGCGCGTCGGGGTCAGGGGCGAATTCTCCGACTCCGGAACATAGTAGCAGGCCCGGTCGGTCAGCAGCACCAGCTGCTCGGAACTGATCAGGTGGCGGATGGTGGCGTTCTGGTCGTCGCCCAGCGCTTCGATGAAGGCGTCCGCATCCTCCGCCTGACCGAGGTCAAAGTCGTTCTCGAAGCCTGTGGCTGACGCAGCAACGGCGTTCGGGGCCTGCGGGAAGCCGGCGATGATCAGGCGGTTGCGGTGCAGGACGCCGGCGCGGGGATAGCCCCGGACGGACGAAATCATCTGCTCATCCCAGATCACTGACGCGGCCGCGGTCGCCGCCGACGGGGCGCCGCTGACCGTCGTGGAGGCCGAAGGGCCATCCAGCGTCTCGGTGTCTGCGAAATAGGTGTAGCCGAAGCTCAGGGTGACGATCAGGCTTGTGCCATCCGGAATGGACGAGATGACACCCTCGGCGCCCGATGTGTCGCCCGTGACCACTTCTCCGACCTGGAATCCTGCCGACGAGGCCACCGTCACGTCAATCGTCGGATAGAGCGCGGTGATCACCGTTCCCGTCGCCGTCGTCGCATTGGTGACGGCCGTAATCAGGATCTCGTTGCCGATATAGCGGAACCGCGTACCCACATGGCCCGCTTCGAACAGGTCGTCCGAGGACGTCAGCGTGATCGATCCGGTCAGTGCCGACGGGGTGAGCGAGATGCCCTTCGTCGCACTGAACCGCCAGTAGGGCTGCGAGATCGTCGAACCGATGCTGGATTCGAAGTCGATGTCCGCCAGAGTCCAGACGCCGTTCGTGTACGTCAGCTGCTGGGGAAAGAAGTCGCCGAAGAAATAGAACCGGTTGTCGCCGTTGACGTGCACGATGTCGTCGATGTCGGCTTCGCCCCACGGCGCAACCAGCGTGTCCTCGAGCGTGCCGTCGGTCTCGTAGATGTCGAGCTGGCCGTCGGTCATTACCAGCCCGCGGATCTCGTCGCCCACGAGGTCGAACATCTCGATCCGGCGCTTCACGCCATTCGTGTTCTTGGCTTTCGGAACCGAGCCCGGGCGCCGCCGGATGCCGCCGGCGTTGGCGATGATGACGTTGCGGAGCGCCTGTGCCGACTCGTTCTGAAGCTCCTCCTCCGCACGCTGAAGGAACTCCGGGCCGACCTCGCCTGTGGTGAAGGCGTTCTGGAACCTACGTCGACGAGCCATGACGACGATAGCCCTTGAAGACCTGCACCATGCGCGGGTTCGGATTGACAGGGCGGCCGCGAATCTGGCGCTTGTCGCGCACCATGCCGCGGCGCAGTTTCTTTTCGGCCAGTTCGTCCAGCGCCTCGGCGGCGTTGTCGTCTGACAACAGACCGCGCTTGAGCGCCGCCTGCAGCTTCTTCACGATGCCGTCGGCGAAGTCGGCCGGCCAGCGCGCTTCCGGAACCCGCCAGGTGTAGTGGCCATAGAACGTCGAATCCCAGTCGAGGATCGGCAAGCCTTCATCGGTTTCTTCGACGTCCACAACGCGACCGTCAGGGCTACCGTAGGTGATGTAGCGCAGGTTCAGGATGTCGGCCGGCAGCGCGTAGACGTAGCGGCCTTCGGGCGTCTGGGACCGCTTCACCAGCAGGGCCGACTTCTTCGCCCAGGCGTAGGCGTGTTTCGTCAACGCCTCCTGGACGATCAGCTCGTAGTGCGAGTTGAGGACCCGCGCCTGGGCGGACGTCTCCGCCTCCGACACCATCGGCTTTGCACCGATGCCGGTCAGGGCGGCGTTCTTCACATTGATGGGGGCGGCGAAGACTGTCATGCGCTGAAAATCAGCGCAGAGCCCTTCTTTACGAACGCACTAGTTCGCGGACTTGCGCTGCTCGGCGGCGGCCTTGATGAAGTTGAAGAACACGTCCTTGGGCACGTCATGGCCAAGGCGTTCTTCGAGGACCGACTTTTTCGGATAGCCGGAGGCAGTCAGGTCGTCTGCCTTCAGGTCAGCGCCGATCTTGGCATGAAGCGCCATCAGGTCGTCGACCGTGGTTTCCGGGTTGGTGGATGGAGCGGCGCCTTCGGCCGGGGAGGAGTCGGCCTTCGGCTCTGCCAAAGGGGGCGACAGTCGCTCCATCCACTTCCCTTGCGGGCCCTCGTAAGGGAATTCCTCGTCCGGCTCGATTACCTTGCCGTTCGCAAATCCTCGTTCGAGAGCCCGGTAGCGTGTCATCAGGCGTTCGTCTGAATAGCCGGGACGATGCCCGCCTTGATCTTGCCGGCGGTCGCGTTCGAGCCGCCCACCGTATAGCGAAGGCCCAGGTAGCGCAGGTGCGGACCCAGCGGCAGGTAGATCACCGGGAACTTGTAGCCTGCGACCAGCGAGGCCGCCGCAACGGCGCCGGACGACGCATGGACACGCGAGGACGTCAGGGCCGCAGCGTCCGACGTTTCCAGCGTGATCGTCAGCGAGGTCAGGGTCGCGAACGTTTCCGTCACCTGCACGAGGATCGGGATCGGGTCGCCGGGGCCGAGGTCACGGGTCAGCGCGGAGCCGGCCTTGTAGACCGTGCCGGTGGCCCGAAGGTCCAGCACGTTCTCCGAGATCGCAGTCGCGGTGACGGCCTGATGGTCCGAGAGGATGGTCTGCTTCGAGAAAATCATGTCAGGTCTCCTGCTGCCTCGTCCGCTTACGGAACCAGCGATTCGGTGTTGAGGATCGCTTCGCACTCGCGGATCGGGATGCCGCGCCAGGTCATCACTTCCTGACCCTGGATCTCCATCGGGCGCAGCTGGACGAAGTTGTCGCTGGCGCCGCGGTTCGAGCCTTCACGGTCGAGCTGCAGAAGCACGTCGCGGTTCATGTAGATGACCTGACGGGCGTTCGGCGTGCCGTCCGCATTGTCACGGGCCATCTGGCGCGACTTCAGCTTGTAGTACGCCTGCGTCATCAGGTCGTTGATGTCGAGGTTGCCCGCCGCCATTTCGCTGACGTCGATGTTCGCGACCCGGGCATTGTAGCGCCAGTCCTTGACCGCCACGCCCATGTGCCAGGTGAACTTTTCTTCTTCGACGTAGTACGGCTTGCTGGCCGCATCGAGGACGCGCTGACGGCCCATGTCCTCGCGCTTCACGCCGCCGGCCGAACCCTTCGGATAGAGGATGTGGGTGAAGCGTTCGCCCCACGTCACGAACCAGATCGAGGTGTTGTCGGAACCGGCACCGCCGGCCTTCACGACCTGGTTGCCAGCGCCGCCGCCCGAAGACGTGGCATAGCGTGCGGCAAGGCCCTTGAACTTCTCGGGCGTGGTAGCCGTGTCGTGATAGAACAGGCCGGTCGCCATCTCCTGGTTCATGGCTTCGAGGAAGGCCATAGCCTCGTTGAGGCGGACCTGGCTGCGCATCTCGTTCGCCGGATACATCGCAAGCAGGCGCTCATCGATGGTCGACAGCGCTTCGAGGAAGCCGGTCGTGTCCGTGACCTGTTGCGTGGTCGACTTGCTCTGGTCGATACCCTGATAGAGCGCGCCCCACGAGACCGACGGCAGGCCGGTGCGGATCGTGTGGATATGCTCGTTGCCGGAGTTACACTCCATGGCGAGCGCATCCTGCAGGATCGGGTTGTGTGCGTGCAGGAGTTCGATGACGGCAGCGATGCTGTCGCCTTCGCGCTGACGAACAACATCGATCAGGTCAACAAAGGTGTTGGCGAGAGTGGCCATTGGTCAGCTCCTTGGCTTAGGAATACAGGCGCTCGGCAAAGGACTTCGTGTCCGCCTTGCCGTTCGGTTTCGGATTGGCAGTCGAAGTGCCGTTGATCTTTGCAATGATGGTTTCGATGGCGATGACGTGCGCGGCGGTCGTCATCGACTCGATCAGCGGCGCCACGAGCGCGCTGTCCTTGCCGAATGTCTGGGTCAGGCCGCGGCTGGCAGCGAGGACACGGGCCTCTGCCGCCTTGCGGTCGGTGTCGAGCTTGGCGTACTCGGCCGTCTGGACTTCCTTGGCCGCCTCGGTGTTGACGTCATAGGCGCTCTTGATGATGTCGCCGTAGATCGCCATCAGGCCGTCGGTGGCTTTCTGGCCGATGTTGTTCGCCTTCGCCCATTCCTTGAACGAGCCGACGATCGGGTCGGCCGGGTCGAGCTTGACGACTTCGCCGTCCGCGCCCTTGAGGTCGAACGTCTCGGGGAACTTGAGTTCGTAGTCGGCGCCCTCGCCCGGAAGGTCCGTATGCACACGGCCCAGGGCCTCTGCGATCTTTTCGAGATCCGGCTGGCCGTCTTTCAGGAAGGCATCGCCGAGTTTCGCCAGAGCCGGATCAGCAAGCGGCTTCGGCTCCGCTCCGGCCTCAACCGCCGCGGCGACTGCGGGCTTTGCTTCCGGGGCCGGCTGGGCCTCGGGCTTTGCTTCCGGCTGCGGATTGTCGGTCGTCACTGGGCTCGGCCTCGTTCATCATGCGAACTATTCGAGCCGCGAGTCTCCGTTCGACCGCGTTTTCCCTTAACGCACTCTCTGGCGCCCCCTCGACCGGAAGGCGGGCCATAAGGTGCAGGAAGAAGGCTTCGATCACCGCGCCGTCAGGGGTGTTCCGGATGTTGGAAAACGCTTTGGAAACACGGGTTTGCGCCGGTTCCCCCTGCTTTCCGACGACAATATCTGCGAATTTTCGAATGGGCGTTTTCGTCATGCCTGACCGCGCGAAGTGAGGTTCCGCATATTCTGCAGAAGTTGTTGTTCTTGCTCGGTGCGCTCATCGAACGGCTTCAGTTTGAGCAGCTTGTCGCCCATTTTTTCGCGCCATTCCTCGATCGTTCCCGCTGCATCGACGTTGGCCAGGAACGACTCGCCGAAGATGCCCATCGCCGACTGGGACAGCTGCATAGAGCGGGACACTTCGTCCGCATCCGACGTTTTCGCGACCGGGGAATCGAAGGCGACCTGCACGACCTGACCGTCGATCTCGATCGGAGGCGTTTCGCCCTGGCGTTCCAGAATCCAGTTGAAGCGCTGCAGGATGGGCAGCACCCATTCCTTGTAAATCCGGATGCGGGAGATTTGCAGCCGGCGGTCGGTGTTGGCGCGCTCGTCGATCCACTGGGCGGCCGACGGCGGCGTCTTGCCCTTCTGTTCGGGCTCGTCGACGAACATCGCCCGCTTCACACGCTGGACGTGGATCTCACGCTCGAACAGCGCCGGGTTCAGATCGCGCTCGAACATCAGGGATTGCAGGTCTGTGCCCTTCTCCATCGGCAGGGCCATGCCGGCTTCGATGCCACCATCCGGATTGAACACGCCATCTTCGGTATAGGCGAAGGGCGGGTCGACCGACTTGGCGAGGTTCTTCAGGAACAGGAATCCCATCTCCTGCAGGACGCGCGCCGATGGCAGAGCCTGCATGGCCGGGCCCGGACCCCATGACGAATAGGCCGCATCCTGCCAGCGCAGGCCGTACACGGGCGCCGCACCCTCACCGTCCAGCATCTTCCGGCAGCAGACCCGGTTGTTGACGATCAGGAAGAACACCCACGCGCCATCGCCCTCGCCGCGGTGGGCGCCCTGGATCACCGTGCAGTCGGTGTTCGGCTGCAGGCGGGCGTACTTGGGGTCCTTCTGGATTTCCTCGATGTCGTCCGGGAACAGGGACGCGAGGTGTTTCTTCTTGGTGATGAACTCCATCGCCCGCATGTCGAGATCGCCGTTCGGGCCGGTATCATCGAGAAGTCCGGACATGACGATCGGCGTGCAGCGGATCTTCTTTCCGCGCGGCGCATACGGGATGACGATGCCGCCCTTCGAGCCAGCCATCTCGAGATAGACCTGCTGGCTCTGCTCGTAGAAGTCCGACTGGCGGATGAGGTCGTAGATTTTCTTCTGGCGCTGTTCAATCAGCGGCTTGGCCTGCGTGAGGATCGCCTGGTTGTAGGTGCCGACGGGCTTCAGGTCCGCCCACGGCTTATAGTGCGGCGTGAACAGGTCCGACATCAGCGCAGCGAAGTCGTAGACCGCATCCTGCAGCGTCGTGTCGAAAATGTCCGCCTGCTCATCGAAGGTCCGCGGCGTCGAGGACACCAGCGCCGACGAGATCGGCTGGCGCCATGGCAGGGCCAGCTCATAGAACTTGTTCAGCGCCTCGGAGAAATGCGTGCGGTCCTGACGCGCATTCTGGATACGGTCCATCAGCTCGGCGTCGAGCTTCCGGCGTTCGGCTTCCTCCGCCTTTTCTTTGTTCGTCGGGTACATGGCGGATCAGTTTTCCTGACGGGGCTGCAGCGACAGGCCGCCGGATGATTGGCGCACGAAGGGCGAGGTCAGGCCGCCTCCGGACGATCCGGAGCCGCTGCCGCCTAGAAACGTGTTCAGGACCTGGAATGGATTGAAGCCAGCCATGCCGCCGGCGCCGGCGCGATTGGCCACCATGCCAAACCGGCGGAGGATCTTGCGTGTCTGGGAATCGGCGTAGCCTTGGCCGGCTTCACGGCGATCGGACTCTGCCCGGGCTTCAGCCTGTTGCCGCAACCGGGCGGTCGTCGGGTCTTCCTTGATGGAAGGGGCTTTCGTCTTGATCGACATCACGTTCCTCGAGGACGGGGTATGCACCTGCCCTGAGAAGATCGCGGTAGAGAGCCACTGGCCTTAACGCACTGGATTTGAGCCCGATCAGCCTCGCAATCGTCTGTGTGCACCAGTTTCCGAGGCGGGCATTGTATTTGCCGCCGGGTCCCTGCTCTATCCGCAGGGCCTTGCAGCCGGCCTCTGCCACCAGTGCAATCCACCCGGACATGTCGCCGTCAGGGACGATCCGGACACGGTGGACTTCCTCGGTCGGGTCCACCACGACCCATGCCTTTGCCGGGATGACATAGCCAAATGCAAGTACGTGACGGGCCCAGAACGGCGACAGCCAATCAAACCAGGCTTCGGACCTTCGGCCGATGAACACGACCGTCCAGACCGAAGGCGAATAGCTGCCATTGTCCGGAACGCTCATTTCATTTTCCTCGCCTTTTCGAACTGGAACACCGATGCCCGGGCGCCCATCAGGCCGCCGCGGTTGGTGTACGAAACCGGCGCCTTGCGTTCCCGGCCGAGCGGATGGAACAGGCCCTCGCCTTCCCCGCCGCCCCAGAAAGCGTACTCGGCCGCTTCCATGACGTCCGCTAACGGGTTCTTTTTATTGACTTTTTCTTCAACACGAACCCCGTCGGGCGATTTCACCTGCATCATCGTGCAGCCGCCATCGAGCGCGGCGATCAGCGGGGCGCAGTATTCCTTGTCGATCAGCAGGCGGACGGCGCCGGTATCCGTCCGGGACGTCAGCAGCTTCACCGTGATCTCCCGCCGCGTCGACGGATTGTCCTTCGCCGCAGGCGAGCGGAACTTCAGCGTCCGGCCTTCCATGATCTCGAAGTGGGTATTCTCCGCCTTGCTCTCGTCTCCGCCGAAACGGGTGTCGCCATACGGGTCGCCCCAGCCCACAAAGCCAGTCTGCTTCCAGAACGGGAACCGCGTGCCCAGCACGGACAGAACCTCATCGGCGAGCTGCGCCGCGCTCGAGCCCTTCGCCAGGATCGTGTGCAGGGCGAACCAGCGGTCCTTCCATTGCTGGAACAGGTGGACACAGCCGTTCAGGCCCGGGTCGTAGCCGGCGATGATCGGCAGCGTCTCGATCGGGCGAATGCTGTCGGAGACGTGTTCGCGCAGCAGCTGCGTATAGCGGGGATAGCCCTTCTGCAGGGGCACGACCTTGTTCATCAGGTCCCTCCGGACATCGTTGTAGGATCGGCCGGACAATTCCTGCTTGATCGACTCCTCGCCAATGTGCGGCAGGTTCTCCGCCTCCGGATTGACGACAAAGCGCTTGAACGATCCGTCCTCGTTGCGTTCTTCCAGAACCGCCGGCGGCTGTTCGAAGAATTCCCAGTCGTCGGGCTTCTGGAATTCCAGCGTCTGCTCCGGCGTGAGATCCCGCGGCAGCACGGTCTTGCCGCGCATGTAATAGCCCCAGAAGTCATCCGTGGGCGGCGCGTTCATGTCCATGACGACCCACTTCCGGCGATTGTACGCCGGGCAGTCCTTCCTCGCCGGGAAGCGGCCGGTACGGGAATAAATCTCCTTCACCAGCGCCAGCGGCATGAACTGCCCTTCGTTGACCCACGCGCCCGTCCACTCGGTCGAGCGAAGGTCCTTGATCGCCTTCAGGATGTTGTCGGTGCTGAACGCCCGGAACACGAACGTCGCCTCGACGTCCAGGAACCGCAGCACATGTGTCATCGGCTCCCGGCCATTGATGTTGCCCCACACCGATTCCGGGAACCATTGCTTCCACGTCTCGATCGTCGATGACTCAAGGTTCGGGTACGAATCCCGGACGATCAGGAACTTCGAGCGCCGGATGCCGTCCTTGCACCGCGGGATCGTGCAGGCCAGGCCATAGACCTCGGACAGCGACCACACCGATTTGCCGGAGTTCACCGGCCCTTCGACGCAGCGGAACGAGGCTGGAGACAGTGCTGCCTGGTCCAGAACCGGCGCATGGCGAAAATCAATAACGTCACCCATGATCGGAGCATCGCAGCGCTCAGATCAGGGATTTACGCACCGATCAGGCGGGAACAAAGCCCATCGCAGGGGTTACGCCGGTTTCGTTTGCCCAGCCAGACATCACCAGACTGGCAAGCGGGGCGGCAGCCACTCGGCTCTTGCGATAGGTCGTGAGACCGGAAATTACTCCGCTCACGCCGAGCCCAAGAGCATAGCCATAAACACCCGGACCCGATACAAGCTCCTGTGTGGTGTTGGCCTGCGCGAGCGGCCAAGCGCCAGCGACGTCAACACTCTGATTCAACAGCGCATAGTAAATGCTGCCAGCCGTCAGGTTCACCGCTGAAGTCGGAACGACGTGCCAAACGTTGGCCGAAGTGTCTGCATCAACCGCGCAATCCGTCAGGAGCGTACCCGCAGAATTGTAAATTCCGACATAGACGTTTGCCGCTGTGACAACCTTGCGGAACCAGCCCACCTGACTGATCGCAACCGACTTACGAACGAAGAACGGCATGAGATAATCGCGGCCGGTCGCGCCCGCAGTCGTTTCCACAATCGCGGCACGGACAGGGTAAAGGTTCCCAGAAAGATATTCGGCCACCACTTCATCGTCTCCTGTTACTGAACCTTCTTCACGACCGAACAGGCCATGCAACTGCGTCTGCAAAAGCGACGAAACTGAAACCAGCGAAATCACTCACATCACCCCCCGATCGCACCCTGAAGCGTCCCGGACGTCCGGGTGAACGACACACGGTACTGAAGCGTAATCCCGGCCGGATGGTCGATCAGCTTCGACTGCTCGACATCGCCATGCAGGATCGCAGCCCCGACGTTCGAAATCGCCGTATCGCCACCAATCGCCCGGCACTGAAGCTGCGCCGACCCGGCCCACGTCCCGTACAAACGAAGAACACTCGGCCGGTGAACCGTCTGCCACTCGCTGTTGCTCGTAGAAGCCAACGAAAACGTCGCCATGGGACAATCTCCAGATCCAGAGACGCCATCCTACGGAAGGATCGGCCGCGCTTTACGCACCCGTGGCGCCAGACGACGAAGGGGATTGCGAGCCATAGCCGCCCGACGCATCTCCACCTCCAGCGCCGCCCATCGCTGACGCCTCAGCGTCTCAGCGTCCCACTCCTTCGCAATCCGATCAAACTCCGCAGCGTCCTCGACGTAGAGAAACGGGATTTTGACAGGCCCGCCATTGGCCGCCCCTGTCTTCGCATCCCTGTACGCTCTCATCAGGCTCATCGCTTCACTCCTTCTGCAACAACACGACCATGGTTCGGGTGATAGCCG